ACTCATGATAGAGCTGATAATGCTCATTTTGCAGGTAATCCTGTTTGTGATGAATTTCATCCGATGAGCATGTAAGGCTCCGCACGGCGGGCGGCCACCTGCCGTGCGCTATCTGCTTTTCAGAACGAGTTAAATGCAAAAAAGAGTTGACAAAACGCTCTAATATGCTAGTATAGCTTCATCAGGAACGAAGATTCTGATAATGTTTTTCCAAAGACCTCCCGAGTGGCCGCTCTGGGAGGTTTTCTTTTTACCCCCTTGTGAACTTGTTGATAAGGAGGCCAAGCTGGGATTCAGGTGTTCCCTCAGGAATGAGGAGCGTCTTATGCCCTCGCTTCACCAGCTCCACGTTGGGAGCCTGGCCGATGTGGTGATTGATAAGAGTGTAAAGATTCCGCATAGCTGCGGCCATGTAAGCAAGCGGGTGGTCATTATCTGCGCGGGTAATCCAGCCCTTATCATTCCATTTTGCAATCATCTCGGAGGCTTTGAACTTGCCATCAAGGGATTGTTCGTCAAAGAGCCAGTTTACCACCGGCTCTGTATCGCCGGACACGCTGAACGCCGGGCGTTCCGAAAAAGGAATGCCCAGCGCAGTCAGACATGCAGCGAGCATGAGGGATTCGAGGTCTCCATCTTTGCTGCGGACGAAGTTCAGGGCATCATGGGAGGGTTTCATCATCGTTAGAAATCGTAGATGGTGGAAGATACCTCAAACGAAGCCAAGTCCTCGTTCTTGAGGCCAATCTTAACCCCGGTCACGATATTCGTACCGCTTGAAACAGTATTGAGTCCGTGATCCGGCGCGACATTGGCCAGAACAAGCGTCTGCGCGACCTTAATATCAGCCGGGTTTTCTCGTGGAATATACCCCTTCATGCTGACATCAGTCTGGTCATCGTAGAAAATGATGCCTACCTTTTTGCCTCGGTAGTCCCTCTGTATTTTAGAGTCAGGCTTGTAGTCGATATCCTGAGACTCCAACAGGATGCCCTGCTGGTCTTCATCAAGCCCGAATACGCCGACTGTTCCAATGATTGTTGCCATAATACTCAGTCGGCACGTCAAAACGTCCTTGATGCCACCGTCAATTTGAATGTGCCTGATATAGACACGGAGAAGCGATTACTTGGTGTTTCCTCATACCAGCCGGAACAAGCATTGGTCACATTGTACGACACAGACATCTCTCCATAGCTGCCGCGCACACGCATCTTGAAAGAGCCTGTTACCGAAGTCTCTCCGTTTGTTGGTAGTGCTATCGGCTTAATTGTTGCCCCTCCGTATGTCACCGTTGGTGGTCCTGCGGAACCTCCTGTACTGCCAGTAATGCTACCGGGCGATGCAGTGCAACTTTCGGAAGGTGCGTTTATCTTTAGGTGGTTTTTAAGAATGTTCTTTATGTTTGCCCTCCTGAGGGATATCGAATATATCCGCATGGTTCCTGTCACCGTCTTACGGCGAATCATTCCTCTGGAATCCTTATACCTGATTGAACAGGTGACCTTCTTTGTGCCGCCTGTGCTGGTAACTTGTACAATGTTACTTTGATTACAGGTCGAAGGGTCAGCGTAATTGGTCACATACATGGTTCCGAACTCTGCTCTGGCTCTTCCTTGCCTGAAGCCAGTCTGACTGAACTCGGTTACAGATGTGGGATGAGAGTTGGGAGTCCACCCACCCCCCGAAGCGCTACTGGATGTGAGGTTGTGTACCGAAATGTTCGCAATACTCCCCGAAAGGTAATACCACATTGTCAGAGTCGTACCTTCGGGAGGCACGCTATAACTACCACCGTCAGCCACAGAAAACCGGGCGTTCACATCATAATGCAGCTGCACAGTTTCCGAAAAGCTGTCGGTAATTTCAACCTTGAATTCATATCGGACTTTCAAGGCCTGAGTGTCCTGATAGGCTTTAACGGAAACACCAGTCCCGCCGGTAAACCACACACCACAATCCCCGACATCTTCTGAACCCGGAGGAGAATCCTCTTCTTCTGTATCATCATCGTCACCGCCGCCTGGCGGTACATACCAAATGGGAGGGTCAGGCTCTTCATCCTCCTCTTCTTCCCTTTTCTTTCTTGTGAGTGCAACATCGACACCGCCTATCCGCACACCATCGTGATAGGCTATGTATGGGCGAAGACACCCCACCGTCCTGATAAAATAGTGCTTCCCAAAATTGCCAGAATAAAAGGCCTGGGCACCATAAATAGCATCACACAATTTGGAGTACTTCGTGCGGCTGCATATAAACCCGCTTGCCCCACTCTGTGTGGCCCACCCTCCTGATGCTGTTTTCTCATACTCAAAATTATATACTACTTCATCCGCGTTTTTCGGAATTAGTGCCCCATCTTCATTCTGGAACACTCCTCCTTCATAACCCAACAAGGATAAATCTCCGTATATATCCCCATGGTACAAGGGAATGATACCTGGCGACCCATCGTTCGATATTTGTACCTTACAAAGAGCCCGCTCCGCTACCTGAATGGGCGATACGCGGTCACCGTATTTATCCAGAAACCTATCGACATGAATCATCGAATCCGCCATTCCGCCCATCGGGTCAACGCCCCACAGCATTTCAACGGCATTATAAAATTCCCCTTTGAACGGAGCGACATTTCCCCCACCTGGAGCAAGAACACCGCCAAAACTGGAGCGAAGATCGTCCTCCGTAGGAGGCAGGGATACATACACTCGTTTGGCGTTTTCCCCGTCAGGAGAGTATACCAGAGTGCCTGGCTCATCTGTATTGAATACAGGGATACCCACCATGTAAAAGACATTATCAAGTATGGCTCCCCAGTATACCCAGATATGTCCATAGTATGTTTTTAAGAAGTATGAAGTGGTTTTTCCATAGGTCAGGGTCACCAATGCGTTACCTACATTCATGAAGGCTCCAATTAACTTTGGAGCCGCAGCAAATATCAATTTACCATTCTTGAGTAGAACCTTTTCTGATTCTTCCTTTCCCGCGATTCTTAAAGCAGGCTGCAAATCTCCATGTAACCTTTGCCGAATAAAGGGAGTTTCGTTATTGAGGCCCATGTGAGCCAAAGGATAAACCTTTGCATCCTTCCCTTTGTGTATTGTATCAAAGGCTCCAAATTCGACAAGGTTATCCTTTCGTATGCGCGCATGTAAATAATAGCGGTAGGGCGCGGTGTGGTCGGGAGTTGCAGCGTGAACGGAATAATCCGCAACATACGTCCATCCTTGCATATCGGACTCTTCATCTTCTGCCGGTTCTTCCACGGTATAGCGGCGCATCCAGTCAGCTCGTTTTTTAGCGTCCATCGTTCCGCTTTCATCATTAAACGTGCCAAACATGGCGGGATTAAAATGAATATCGCCATGTACTCTCTTCTTGTTATCCCAGTCCTCTGTTTCCTCATTCCAGAAGGATTGCCCCAGAAAAAAACGAGGTAGCACACGTGTTGTCACTTCATGTACTTCTACCACCTCCCCATTGTCTGACCAATCTCCTATTTCGTCACTCATTGGCACCCTCTCCCTTGTCTTCTGTTGCACTCACGGCAGTACCCAACTCACTTTCGTTTTTTATGGAATACTGATATTTCAATTCTCCACTAGCTTGGCGCATCAAAGTCAGGCAAACATATCCTGTTCCGCTCGTTACATCAATAGGTAGTTTCGTTTTCTCCGGTATGACAGCATACTGGTCATTGGGCAAAAACACGTTTCCACCGGCTATCTTCAAATAATACTTCTTTTCCTGATTTTCCGGGTCGTCGCCTTCCATTTCAGTACTCATATAGGTATCGAATGGCATGGATGAACTTTCCCCACCCAACTCTATTGGGCCTTGGTGATATTGACTGAAGTAATAACGAGGCAATTCCTCTACAGTTTCCACCGATGCCTTACCTATGCGCACGTACGTATCTCCCGTAGAAGCATCCTCCTTTGTCACGAAAACGGCTTTTTCAACCTGCGTACCGTGAAGAGTCAATCTCACAAATACAGATATTTCTTTTTCTCCCTCACCTCCTTCATCCTGCGAAACTTTCAGGACACCTACGTCCAGCCAATCCGAACTATCCCATGCCGTTCCCCCAGATGGTATGGCAACTTGTGAACCGTCTTCTTTTTCCAACTCCGTAACATCAACATAATTTCCATGGTGGTCAGTAATCCTCCCCTGATGTACTTGCAACACCTTATCCCAATGCCCTGTCTCTTCATCTACAGCACATTGTCCCTTAGGCTTTATGCGTAACTGAAAATCTTCGTTACGCAGGATATCCAATTCATCATCGCATACACGAGTTACTGCTTGCTTGTCGATGGTCAGCGATGTTCCACCCGGTGATTCCTTTACCTGATAGCCAACTCCCCGGAGCAGTCGTCTCCGACTCTGCTGTTCATTCAGATATCGTAGATAGTCAATAATACTGTTCAGCCAGGCTGCTGAAACAACCTCGCCTGCGCGTACAGTCCTTGGTATTTCTCGCGCCATCAGTTACCATAGAGTTTCTTATTCCAGCCGCTCGCCCCGGACAATTCATAAATAGTCTCCACACGCCATCTGTTTTTCTTCCCGCTTGAAGTCCGGGAAAATGATTTTCCAACAAGAAGCCAGTTGCGGCCACTCGGAGTGGGGGCATCTGCCGGAGTTGCTATTTTCCCCAGGCCGCTAAGATTGACAGCAGAAGAGCGTACCATTCGGGCTTCTCTAAATGTGGCACCTGGGGAACGATAGGAATGTATACCTTGAAGCAGCATCTTAAGAACTTCTTTTCCATTGTCCGAAAGGTTTTTCAACAGTTGCTTCAACGGTTTCATGACAGGCTGACCATCCTTGTCTTTTTTGGGTGACCCATCTTCATTTAATTCATTGACCAACTCCCATAGACGAGTTCCGTCCTGAACGGCCTTCAGATATTCTCTCTGCGCGTCGTTAATACCACTCTGCGCCTTGGGATGAGACAAAAGAGGTTCGTTGACGCTTCCGTCCAAACTCTGCTCAACGACATCCTCTTCGTCGTCTTCGGGGAATTCTGAATCGCCGGGATCCGTATCTCCTGTATCATCTTCTTCTACTTCCTCATCGTCCGGTTTGCCGTATTCCAGTTTAATAGATGCAATTCCTCCTTCTCCGGGTTTCACCGTGGCTTTACGAAGTATTACTCCAGACATCAACGAAGTTCCACTACCCATCACCGGCAAGGAAGCAAGGGCTTTCTCTTCCGGGACTTCGTAGGTAATGGTAAGTGAATTACCCGTCTTTGAATCATAGTTGAAAACGTATTCTCGTTCGGTTTCAACCCGAGCTGTGTTTCCGTAGGATTTCATATCTGACTCTGTTCAAAATTGTACCACTATACGAAATGTCGCGGTCTGAATGAAATTGTTTTCGTGAGTCTGAGGTTCTTCGACACTTCGTAAACTCATGCGGTACAAGATAAAATCAGGAGATGCCTCGTTGACTGATTCGAGAGTGGTCTTTTTGCCCAAAATAGTGCAAAGGGAAGAAAATTGCTCCCGCATGGAAATTTCGGCTTCTTCAATGGCGGAACTATGTAAAGAGAGTTCCAAGGTGCATTCCCATGTTCTGTTGCCGGGGATCAATTCGACCTCAGCAATACAGGTCAGCAGAACATAAGGTGCGGCAAGCTCTCCGTTACTGATGGGTGTATGAATCGCCAGCACCGGATAGAGCTGAAGCAGATAGGTGCGAATAGTCTCGGTTATGGAATGCGTGTTCATCGGCAGGAGCGAATCAATTTGCGTTTCAGGGCTCTCAGGTTTCCGGCAAAACCTTTCTCTACCTTATCCAGCACATACGCAGCTCGGCGCATGGTCATGGCTTCATTGTATGGTACGGAGTTGGTGATAATGATGGTAATTCGGTCTTTCTTGCGCGTGATCCGGCAAGCGCCCTCAGCAATGCCATGGCGTTTCACCCAGGCAGGAATGCGGTTTGCTTTGAGCTCAACCGCAGCAGCATTCCACCCGGCAGCTTCGCGCCCCAGGCTCTTCTTTTTCTTGGCAAGCAATTTCCGCAAAGCAGCATCCTTGCGGTAGCCTTTCCGGGTGATGCGGTGTGTCTCGAAGTAGTGTGTGATTCGATTCGTCCATTCACTTTTCACGGCAGAGGGATTCTTGCTCAGAATCATGGGCATGGTGTTGCGCACAGCCTGAGTCGTGAAGCGTTTGGCACCCTCAATGATAGCATCTTCCAGCGACTTTTGCCCCAGGATGGCGAACTTTGCGAGCTTGCGGTCGAGGGATGCAGAATTGATGGTTACTGTTGCAGACATTCCAGAGAGATGAATGGGGTTGATTTCTTCACGCTCATGCTCTCAATCCGAAAGCTCACGCCCTCGTAATAGAGCAAGTCGCCCACCGCAGGGGTGGACGACAGGTCGCTTCGCCGGATTCTCACCGACAGGGAGCGGGTGGGAGAGAACCCTCCCAGCTCCAGCTCCGCTGCCAGCGAGCCCTCGTTGACCAATGCCGGTATTCGTTTCCTGCCGATGGTTATATATGTCGGGAGTTCCTGATGAATGCTCAGGAAGTCGGAGCTCATTTCATCGGCAAGGCTCATGGTCAGGCGGCAGAGGTTACGGTGATGCGCTGCAATGCTGCAGGTCGGATAACCTGATAGCCGTACAGGCATTCCAGCGTGATATACACCTTGTTGGAGGTCGTATCCGTGTAGCGCAGGTAGCCAAAGGTCAGCCCGGTGACAGGGTCGGTCACGGCTCCGGCTTCATCGTAGTTAGCAATGGGCTGGAGGTAGCGCATGGCTACGGCCATGGCAGAGGAATGGGTGACGAACCCGGCAAGGTTCTCGCCGTTATCCGGCACGCAGTCCGTCTCGTACACGTTGAGCCCGGCCAGTCGGTTGATACGGGCTTCTACCACGCCCGGCTGCGCCAGATTGGTGATGAAGCTGCGGGACACGATGTCGTCTGCCAGCAAGGCGGTATTGAGACTGGTGTTGAGCACCAGAGAACGCCCGGCTTTCGGCATCTTCGCCTTGTTGCATGCTTCACGGATTTTCAGCACGGTCTTATAGGAAAAATTCTCCGCAGAGGCTACATCGGTAGCCGTTGCAAACTGATTCTTCTTGATGGCGCTGAAAATGTCCGTGAGTACGTCTATGGCGAGCTGCTGGGCAGCGGTGGACACGAGCTTTTCCAACAGGGGGACTGCCGTGGTGGCGGCTTCCTTGGCGGTCATGTGAACGGTCTTGAACTTGTGCTTGTTGAGTACCACCGGAATGGTGCTTGCCTCGCTGTCAATGTTCTTCACATAGTTGCCATCGAAGTCGGAGGACGGAGACGGTGCGCCCACCACCGGGACTTTGACCGTATCGCCCTTGTCGGCAGAGGTCGGTCCGAAGTTGGTGGAGAAGATGGAGAGCGGCATCAGCTCGGTCATCCACGGCATAAGTGCTGCCTGTGCGATGCGTACGTCCTTAAGGTCTGTGAGTGTATTAGCCATAATGGTAAGTTCTGGGTTAGAGGTTGTTGTAAAGTTCGGCTCGTTCGGCATCGCTCAGGGAACGCAGGAAAGCGGTCTGTGCTGCCGGGTCTTTGATGGCAGCAAAGCGTTCGCTTACCGGGCGCACATCCGGGTCACCCTTGGCGGTGACAGGCTGAGCAGCGGCGGGCTTGCCGTAATACTCCGCAGCCCGCTCTTCGGCACTCTTTGCTTCTGCCTTGAGCTGCTGCACTTCTTCGAGGGCTTTGCGATATGCCCCCTCCACGCTTGCAAGCTGCTCCTTCGTGTGCGTCAGGTTGTCCGACAGCTCTTCGTTGGTTGCCTGTAAGGTGGCGATTTATGTTTCCAACGCTGCGAGTTTCTCGCTCTGCTCGGTCAGACGCGCGTTGGCTGCATCGAGTTGTTCATCGAGTGTTTCCATATTTGTGGGTGTGGTGTCAAAAATACAAGGCTGCTTCTTGACTCCTCATTCATATCAAGTATAATGGACTCATGATAGAGATAATCGCAGATGCATCCAATTATGTAGGTGAGGCTATTTATGGAACGATAGGTGCCATCATTGGTACATTCGGAGGTTCTTGGATTACGTATAGATTTGGGCAAAGGCACGTTCATTCAGTCCGAAAAATAGCCATTTCAGCGTTGAGGGACATGAAAAAATTTGCCAAGAATAATAACACCTACAAAAAAATCGAACCTGTTTTTAACAACATCAACGAAGCTAGAAAACGAGCTATACTCACTGCTCTTTATAAGGTGGGGATTCCCTTAACTATCCCAGAAGATGGAAATTTAAACATAGCCGATATTCACTTTAATGACGAAGTTATTGATGCAAATTACTTAGATGATGTTATCCTCAATATCAACTTAGGACATTGCGATAAGTATTTTTATGAGGATATTTCATCCTGTATAGCATCGGATTTTAGAATAAAAGCGATTAGAAAAATTGGCATACGGTTTGTAAAAGAAGTTCTTAGCAAGAGCACGGTTTCAGACACTACAATTTCTTATCCAGATGATTGGTTCTTAAACTTTACCTGCGGAGAACGGCAGACGATAGCTGTGCTTAAAGACTATTTAGTTGATAAATATTACTTTGAAAATGGGCGTCCAAAACCCGACCAAATGGACAAAATTGTTGCCGAGATTAATCAGGGTATCTGGGATACCCATTTACAGTGGAATTACACCGCTCATACAAACGTTCAATTGCAAAACTCTTTGTCTCAAGGACTTTTGGCTGCCTTTTTAAATCAGCAATCTTCCGCGAAACAAGAAGAAAACAATAATCCACAAAATTAACACAAAGGGAATCTTGCAGCATGCCTAGTAAGTATCTTTCCTTTCACTACACCTACGGAATGAATACAGGCATCAACAAGCTTTTTGTCATGCGCGTCTGAGCCGTAAAACGTCTGCCCCTCCATGTCATGCTCGCTGATGAAGCGGCGGCGGGTTACGGCTTGTTTGAATCTCGCCCAGGTTTCATTGACCTGCTGCGTGAGGCGGTCGCGTTGTTCTTCCGTCAGGCTGGTGCCATCCATCCCGGTACTTTTGTACTTGCCAGCAGAGAATACTTCCATCTTCAAGCCGCAGCGGTCATAGAGAGCGGAGCTGTCTACCACCGGCAGAATGACACCGATTGAGCCCACCGTGGCAGAGGGAGCTGCGTAGATAACATCCGCTTGACTGGCGACCCAGTAAGCGGCGGAACAACATTGCCCGGCGGTAAAGGCGTAGACATGCTGATCCTTGGCAACTGTTCGCACCACCTGTGCCAGTTCGGGCGTTCCATTGACTGTACCACCGGGGGAGTCTATATCGAGCAGGATGGTGTGTACTGCCGGATCTGCTACGGCTTGCAGCAAAGCAGCGGCGGTTTCCTCCATGCTGCACAGCCGTACCCCGCAGATGGCAGCAATAGCTTTCTGGCGGGGCGATACCTGACGCAGCATCGTTCCATGAATGCGAACGGTGGCCAGTCCGTTCCTCAGTTCGTAAGGTTGAGCCTTTTCGTCAACAGCGTTACCCTGCGCCGGAGCTTGAAAGTTCACGGTGCAGAGTTCGCGGTAGGCTTCCAGCGTTATTAGCCAGGGCTGCATGGGGGCGGTTATCATGGTGTGGTCTGGGTAAAGGATTGATACAGGTCTTGTGGGCTGACTCCGTACTTGGCGGCAATCTCTTTCACGAGAGCCATCTCGCGGGCGCGGGTTTCCAATTCATGGTGAATGTCGCAGCCCAGTTCGGCAAAATGGTCAGTTAAGGTTTTCAGCCCCGCCTTGACGTCCTCGCGATTCTGCTGAGCTTCACGCCCGGCATCCACCGTGACTCGGCGGGGCGTGACAAAATCGACCTCAGTCCAGTCTTCTGCGGGTGGCAGTTTGCCCGCCGTGATGGCATGCCCGATGACAAAATGCCAAATCGGGCGAAGCATACGGTCAATAAGCACGGATTGTCTGCGACTGAATCTGCGGTCGGCTTTCGCCACGGTAAGTCTTACTCCGGCACCTCCGATTTTGGACGAATCGCTGGCGAACTCATACGGTAGCAAGCCCAGCGCACTATCCCGGTGTAGGAAATCGAGGAATCCTTGAAAGGTGGGGCTCGGGCGGTTGCTCTGGAAGCTCTCGATAGCTTCGTCCGGCTGAATCTTCACCAGCTTACCGCCAAGGATGGTCTGCAAGAATCCGGGGTCGCTTCCCTGGGGCTGAACGGGGGCATTGAGTTGAAAATCCCGGTCGTCAACATCAGCCCGGCTGGTTTTGAGAACTCGCGATATGTCTGCGTTATCCTTGACGGCATGCTTTTCGAGAGCCAGCAGTTCGGCAACATCCAGCATGTGGTTGATACTGTGCTGAATGGTCGGATACCCGCGCATCTGGGAGATAGACATGGGAGTGAAGAGGTGCAGGACATCGCGGGCTGCAAGGTCGCGATGGTTGCCGTTATCCAGCAACAGGCGGTAGGAAAGCGGTTTTCCGAGGTCGTTTACGCGGATGCCATCAATGATGGTGCTTTCGGTGGTGTCTTCCTCGGTGCTGCCGATACGATGCGTCTCGATAAGCCGAATCTTCGGCACTCCGTCCTCCTCGGTTTTCAGGATAAACATCTCGCCATCTACTTCCAGAGCCATACAGGCGAGGTATTGGCAGGTAACAAGGTTGAATCGCCCGGTGATTTCCGCATGTCTTGCCCATCGGTTGAAGTAGTCGAGGGCTTGCTTGTTCCATGCGGCATCCTTGCTGGCGGGCTGCGGCATGATGCCGTCTCCTATAGAGTACATGGCCATGCTGCCCACAATCTCCTGCAAGAAGCCGGAGTTTTTCACCAGATAGCGGCTCCGGCGTACCAACTCCGAGCGGACTCCGGGAGTCAGGTCGAGCGAGGTGTCGCGCGGGCCACTTCCGGGGACTTCTGCACGCCGGGGTGAACGGTTGGCTGATTCAAAGACAGAATGCGAACCGAAAAATATGCGGGCGGCAAGTCGTTGCAGGAAGTTCATACAAGCAAAAGAGGGTTACAGGGGTAAACGCCATGCAACATGGCTGAGGGAAGCAGGATAGTCAGATGTGCCGGAAGCCTGAGCCTGTTTCTCGAAGTAGCGGAGAGCATAGGCACATTCATCCAGCACATCTGCCACGGGCATAGCGAACTGTTTACTCACAGACGTACTGCCATCGTTCCAGCTCATGAGGGTTTTACCCTCCAGAAGCATCTTCTTGGCGGTCGCCTGTATCTGCTTCACTTCCCCCTCGGTGAAGCCGCGAGTAAACAGTCCTTTAGCACTCATACCTCAAAAGCGTTGCGGGCAGCGGAGCTGCTGCTGTACTTTTCGAGCTGGTAGTGCGGTTCATCCACAAAGGATTTCCACGTACCTCCCCAGGTGATGCCCGGCACTTGATTGTAGAGCTTGCCTACTTTGGCGTATAGGGCATGGTCGCCAATGTATTCTTTACCCCGGAAGATACCGATGTCCCAGGCAATGCCGAAATTGTGCATACTCTGGCCACCGCGAGCTTTGGTCACGCGCGGGCGCTTGCGATAGAGCGCATCCTGCTCGGCATAGGTGCGAGTACCACAGATGATGCGGACATCGTAGCCCTCAGCATCGGCTACTGCCTTGGCGGCTTTGAGCCAGATGCGGGCGGCTCGCTGAGTCTCGGGCGTAAGCGTGGCGATATTACGCTCGGAGCGCTCATCGAAGCTGCCGATTTCAGCCTTGATGCGTTCGGCATCGTTCTGCCACTCTTGGGCGGCAGCTTTGGTCTTGCGACCATTCACGCCGTCCACCTTACCGGGCTTATACCCGGCAAAGGTCAGCAGACGCTGCCAGAAGCGCACGTCTTTCTGTACCTGTGCCAGAGTATCAGCCATTGTCAGAGTCCTCCTTTTTGGTTTCAGTTTTATCCTTGGTGACTACGCCAATCAGACCAGCCACCGCCATGCCAGCGGCGATGATCTGCTCGGCAATAGCCGCTTCAATAGTGGCTCCGCATGCAGTTGCTATGGCAATGACGCCCAGCCATGTGGAGCGTTCCGTCAGTCGATTGATAATGTACTTGAACATGCCTTTGGGGGCATGTCAAAATAATCTTGAAAACTTACTACTATCTTGTTATAATTCCTTTCGGGGTGTACAAATGAAAATTTTCAATATAATTACTGCCGTCGCAAGTACTGCTGGGGCTTTTTTGTCAATGCGAATTGCGTGTTCGCTTCGTAAAGAAACCGAGAGAACGCCATCAGTTGTAATATACAATAACTCTCAGCCAAAAGAAGAAAAAGCACAATCGGATGAAAATTTACAAATTGAACGGGAAGATTACTATAAAAATCTTGATAGACGAGATAACGAGCGTTTTTTTACTGAAAAAAGATTAGGAGATGATTTAATGTCATTCTTGAAGTTCCTGATAACCTTTCAAAGCATCGGTGTTGGGGCTTTACTGTATAAAGGAAATCTAAATGATTCGACAGCTCTGAGTTTATTCTTCCTAATTCTGTCTTTTATTTGCATTGCCATTTCATACAGAATATCTTTAAATGCTCTAGCTAAATGGTCTTCCGAACTTGCTCAAATTGACAAAAAGTATGAAGAGTTGCAATACCCATCGAATAAAAGTCAGCACAGATGTATTCGTTTAGGAGTTATTTTTTTAGTTTTAGCGATATCAACACCAGTATGCAATTTCTATATGGGAAACACTAATAATCAAGGGGCTCAAAAGCCAAATGGAGGTGGAGGTTTGTTAAAAGAAGCACATGTTCCTTCGAAACCACAAACCGCAAAACCTCCTCGTCCTCAAAAGTAAGGTTACAACCAAGAACCATCTAGGATTCTCTCTTTGAGAATCCTATTTTTTATTTTATACGCAAACTGCCAGTTACGACAGGTACGGTAGTTCTTGCTCCGGTAATGCGGGTCGTTCGGGTCGGCATCTGCCATGCTGAACTTTATCTCCTCGGCGTTTTCAATCTCAACATAAATACCGTTACGCTGGATGGTTAAGAGGCTTCCCTCCTTTTCCCGGAAAGCCAGATGGAAGTTGCGATTCCACACATAGGGGCGGCTGACTCCGCACAGGTAATGGTAGGAAGCATACGGTAGCGTGATGTTCGAGACTTCGGTCAGGTTTGCTTTGATACGCGGGTCATATTCCCCCAGCAAGCAATGCGCACAATGGACTGCCAGATTTACCCCGGTAACGTGCTTCAACCAGAGATAGGAAAAGG